AACTGAATCTGGTGCCGGTATGACCAAAGCCGGTGTTGAAAGATACAGAAGAGAAAATCCAGGATCAAAATTAAAAACTGCCGTAACAGGCAAAGTAAAACCAGGATCAAAAGCTGCAAAGAGACGCAAGTCTTTTTGTGCAAGATCAGCGGGGCAAATGAAACAATTCCCTAAAGCTGCTAAGGATCCTAATTCAAGATTAAGACAGGCTAGACGAAGATGGAAATGCTAGATGTCTTATTTAAATGCTAACATACAACCAATTTATTGTAAGATAAGGAAGGAGTATCTTTATGATCTTAAAGAACATCAAGGAGAAAGCGAAGACTGTGTGGTCTTCAGTATCACAAGTATATCAGGTCGTGCAATCTTATTTAACATCATGTTACCTAATGGTGCGTGCTATTGGCGTTTGCCTATCTCAGCGTTTTTCCAAAAATCGTATGACCGAGCCGATGTGCCGAATATGCAGACGAACGAATTGGAATTGTGGAACTGTTTTAGCTATTGGCCTAGTGTTACTTGCTTTGATTGGTTGGATGGTCTAAAAGGAAAATTTTTAGGACTAGACAAAAAGTTTTATCATGGCAAATATTTATTTACAATTGATTGGGCACATCCAGACACTAATATCTTGGACGTGGAACACTCTGAAATTCCTCAAGAACATAAGTGTGCACATATACTGGAGCTTGATAACGGGAATTATGCTGCTCAGCCTAACAATCGCCTTTTGTGGCATGTTAATTCATACACTACTGATAACAGCTGGCCTGACTATAAAGTCCAAACTACATACTGGGATGCAGAAGATACTAGCATGGTTACAGAAGATAGTGATAAAATGTTCTACCAAATGGAAGAAAAAGTAGAGGAGTAATTATGAGAGATACAAAAACAATTGAGTCTTTTTTAAAACAAAAAGATAAAACAGAAAAAGAAAAAGTATTATTTAAAAATTTAAAAAAAGAAGTTGAAATAGGTGCTAATGGCACACAAAAATACGTTATTAAAGAAGGTATTAATAAGGGAAAGATAGCGAGTAAATAATGTTTGATAAATTTATGTATAAAATTTTAGGTACTATTGACGATGCCTTTATATGGTTGGATAATATTATATCTAAAATAATAAACTTTAAATATAAAAAGTTTATTAAAACACTTTTTAAGAAATACATAAAATGGTTAACAAAGGGGTATAAATGAAAAAATGTAAACAATGTGAAAAAGAGTTTCAACCAAAAGATGAACTAGATCAATTCTGTAGCCAGGATTGTAAAGAGGAGGCATTAGCTGAATTAGATTCTGGTTCAGATGAGTGCCTATCATGTCAATAAAAATCGATGAGAACACAAGTATCGGTCTTCCGTTACGTAATTTAATAGGATTGGTCGCAGCAGTGATTGTAGGCGCATGGTTTGCCTTCGGTGTAATTGAAAGATTAAACGCATTGGAGACAGCTAATAAATTATTTGAACAAGACTTATTAGAAGCTTCTGCACAAAAACCAATAGACCAAGAGCAGTTTATGTTACTTGAACATATTGCAGAAGGATTAGAAAAATTAACGATAAGAGTTGATGGTATGATGAACAATAGAGTTAATATTGAAAGACTACAAATGGATGTAGAACGATTAAGAATTGATACAGAAAAGTTAAAAGATTCTGTAAGAGCTAATATTGGTAAATTAAATGGGAATCATTAATGATAAAATTAGTATTTGCATTATGTTTATTTATAAATGGTGAGCTTGTAGAACACAGAATACAAGACAGCTTATCTACCTGTCTTAAAATGAAACGAGAAGCCACTAGAAATATGGGAATGGAAAACAAAGTATTTATGTGTGGGGAGGTAGAGGCCGAGCTTTACAAGAACGTAGATGGAAGTTATAGTATAAATAAAATTATTCAACCGAAATAATGAACCTTTCAAGAAACTTTACTCTTCAAGAGTTAATCAAATCGGACACTGCAGTTCGTTTAAATATCGATAATAATCCTAATGCAAATCAAATAGAAAAGTTAAAAGGACTGTGTGAAAATATACTTCAACCCGTACGTGACCATTTCGGGCCTGTAATCGTGACCTCGGGATTTAGGTCACCTAATCTTTGTGTAAAAATAGGTAGTTCAGTTAATTCACAACATGCCAAAGCTGAAGCCGTTGATTTCGAGTGTCCAGGAAAAGACAATGCAGAAGTTTGTGATTGGGTTTATAAAAACTTAGATTATGACCAAATGATTTTAGAATACTATGTTCCAGGAGAGCCTAATAGTGGATGGTGCCACGTATCTTATGTACCAGAAAAAGGTAGAAAACAATTTTTACTTGCATACAGAGATGAAAATGGTAAAACAAAATATAAACCAGTAATAGGGAAAGCGACAGATTTAGTATGACAATAGGTAGAGGACAAATATCAAAACAAGTCGAAGGCAAACTAAGAGGTGCCAGAGACGAGAAGCAAAAGAAACAAAGAGTTATTAAAGCTATCAAACGTAAGAAAAACCCACTAGCCAAGACGTTTACTGTATAAGCAAATAATGGTACAATAAATTACATTGTACAATTAACAAGGCTTAGACACTATGACTAAACTATGTGCTAGAGGCAAAGCGGCCGCTAAAAGAAAATTCAAAGTATACCCAAGTGCGTATGCTAATGCATATGCTTCTAAAATTTGTGCAGGTAAAATAAAAGACCCATCTGGTACTAAAAGAAAAGATTGGGGACCAAAGAAAGCTAAGACAGGAGAATTTATGGCAAAAATTGATAGACAAAAAAGCACAAAAAAAGGTGTAAGACCAGTAGCATCAAATCCACCAAAAGGAAAAATTGAAGAACAAAGAAAACGTAACATGTTAATTGCAGCTAAGAAAAAAGCTGACAAAAAAGAAATGCCTAAAGCTAGAGAGATGGCTATGGGAGATAAGAACATTACATATGTTGGAGATCCGTTTATTGTTGATGGTAAAAAATTTGATCCTGCAAAAGAATTTCCAGAAACATATATGAGACCAGAGGGTGCTAAGAATTATAACCAAGGTGGCGAGGTCCGAGGAACTGGAGCCGCGATTAAAGGTAAAGGGTTCAAAGGCGTATTCTAATGGGAAAAAAAACAGGCATACCAGATTATTTAAAAAAATCTTTAAAAGGAACTACAATTGGTGGTGGTGTAAATGTTTATGAAGATGAACAAGTAAGTGTACCAAGAGTAGATTTAAGTATTGGTAAAGGAAAAACTTCAATTAATGTTGGGGCTGAAAAACCTATTTTAAAAAAAGAAAAAGGTAATATCAATAGTACTTTAGAACTAGGTATTACAAGACAAGGTGAAAATTCATCTTTTGGAGTTACAGGAAGTAAAACTGGTAAAAGCAAAAATATAGGATTTAATTTTAGTAAAACATTTAAAAAAGGAGGACTAAATAAATGGTTCTCAGAAAAATGGGTAGATATATCTGCACCTAAAAAAGGAGGAGGATACAAAGAATGTGGAAGAAAATCTGCAAATGGATCAAACAGAAAGTACCCCAAATGCGTGCCTGCTGCAAAAGCAAGCCGAATGACCGAATCAGAAAAGCGTTCTGCTGTTGCGAGGAAAAGAGCAGCCGGTAATGTGGGTCCTAAACCCACTAACGTCAAGACGTTTACTAAGCGATATTACGGTGGTATGATAGACATATAAAATTTTAAGGAGAATTATGAAGAATTTAAAACCAGTCCCAGCGGACAAAAAGAAATCACTAGGTAAACTACCTACAGATGTAAGAAATAAAATGGGTTATGCTAAAAAAGGAAGCATGATGAAAGCTAACAAAGGTGGAGAGACTGTTAAGAAATTTCCAAAAGATATGTTGTTTAGACCTACTCCAGAACAAGCTGAAAAAATGTCTAACGACCCTACTAGAAAAGCTAGACTTAAAAAATTATTAGAGAATCGTATTAAAAATACTAAACCAGATTCTTCAGAAACAAAACAAAAACTTAAAGATGCTCTTAAAAAATTAGGAAGTGCAGCTAGCCCAGCAGCCGCAACAGCTAAAAAAACTATGGAGATAATAAAAAAATCTAAAGGTGGCGAAATGAAAAAACCAATGAAAGCTGTTCTTGGTGCTGCAGTTGCAGCAGGTTTAGGTGCAGGTCTTTTGAAAAAAACTATGAAGAAAAAAGCATCTGCTTCTCCAGGTATGAATTTATTATCCAAAGAAAATGGTATGAAACTTCCTATGAAAGATTTATATCAAAAAGCAACTGAGCAACAGATGGCTAAAAAATCTATGGGTGGTGAAATGAAACAAGGTTATGGCGCAGCTAGAACTTCTGGTATGGGTCTACAAGATGAAGATTTAATCCCTGGTAAATCTATGGATTACTATAAAGATTTAATGTAATGAACTATGGCAACATCAGGAACCACAACATTCGATTTACAGATCGATGATATTATTGAGGAAGCATATGAACGATGTGGTATGCGAACCAATAGTGGTAATGATATAAGAAGTGCCAGACGTAGTTTAAATCTTTTATTTGCTGAATGGGGAAACAGAGGTATTCACCTTTGGAAAGTTCAACTCAATGAACAAGCCTTAACTGCAGGAACTGCAACTTATAATACTCCAACAGATGTTAATGATGTATTAGAAGCATACATTTCTACAACTGCAGCTGCAGGAGATAATTCATCTACTAATGATATTTCACTTACAAAAATTGATAGATCAGCATATGCTGCTTTACCAAACAAATTAGCAACTGGACAACCTTCACAATATTATGTGAACAGACAAACAGTACCAACAATTAGTTTATATCTAGCTCCAGATGCAACAACATATACAACTTTAAAATATTATACAATTAACAGAATAGAAGATGCAGGTGCATTTACAAATACTGCAGATATTGCTTATAGATTTTTACCATGTATGTGTGCAGGTCTTGCTTATTATTTATCTCAAAAGAAAGCACCAGATAGAATACAAGTTTTAAAACAATTGTATGAGGATGAGTTATTAAGAGCATTAAATGAAGATGGTTCTAGAACTTCTGTTTATATATCACCTCAAACTTACTTTGGAGATGGTGTGTAATGTCATATGCAAGAGGTAAAAAATCACAAGCTATATCGGATAGAAGTGGACAAGCATTTCCATATACAGAAATGGTCAAAGAATGGAATGGTTCTATAGTTCATATATCTGAGTATGAACCAAAGCATCCACAACTGGATCCACCATACCATAAAGCAGATGCAATAGCTTTAAAAAATCCAAGATCACAAAGATTTCAACAACCTACTTTAATAGCAGGTTTATTTGCAGATTCTGGTGGAGCATCAGTTGGTGTTGCAGATTTAGAATTACCAGGAGATTTTGCATTTAGTAATCAAGGGACTTCAGAAATGATTCCTGCAGATCCATCACTACAAAATAGAAGAAGACAATTATCTATTCAACTTAGATCCGTAACCGTGGAGATATCATAATGGCTATTACTCATGCAGCTTTTTTAACTCAAGTTAGAGATTATACAGAAGTCGATAGTAATGTATTAACTGATGCAATCATTCAAGATTTTATCAGATCGGTTGAACTCGATGTTGCAGGTAAAGTTGATTATGATGATTTAAGAAAATACTCTACATCAACATTCACAAGT